TCCACATACTTTTCAGCATCTCTTGATGTTAGGGCACGGGCATATCCTTCCAAATACTTTTGAAAATGCTTTCTGCGTATCTTACGCAATTGGATATTGAGATAGTTTAGCACCGCTTCAATCTCTTGCAGTTGATTATACCTAAACTCAGTTATGCCAGGCAAGGCTGTGATATTTTTTTCTACTAGGCCGTAGATCTTGCAGTCCTTTTTAGCATCCTCAAGTTCACGCTCGTAGTGATTTATAAAGTCTGGGATAGCACCTAAACTGGCAACTACACGACTATACCACATGATCTATCCAATCTAAGAAATGAGTTGGGTACACGTTCAGGTTTAAATTACTGCGTCTACCAACAAACTCTACAAGAAATGTTTTGATGTTTTGCCGCTGAGTTTCAGTGGGAGTTGCCAATAATGACTGTTTGACAGGTTGTTGTAGTCTTGCAGGCAATGATTGTATTTGTGCTAGAATAATTTCTTTACTTTGGGGATCAAGCACGTAAGGCGCCATCATGCTTGGTTGATAGACAAATGTGACTGTATGATCATGGTCTTTGAAATATTGAACGAATTCTGCATATCCAAATATTGTCAAGTTAGAAAGTGTCGAATGAAACTTATATTTTATTTTGTGTTGATCCAGCAGTTGAATTCTATTCTCAAACTCCAGCCACTTGCTTCCGTAACGATTGAATTCATGTAAATCTTTGATGCATTCTGCACTGATTTTCAACTCTAAATTTGCAATTGATTTTAGTTTGTGCAGTATTTTTTCAAATCTTGTAGCCATGACTCCCAGTCCGGTATATATCTCCACCACAGTGTCATGATTCAATGACAGATCAGCCAGAACGTCTATCAGTTGATTATCTAAAAATGGTTCGCCGCCTGTCACTGTGAGTTTTTTTAGAGTACCAGTAGAAAGTTTGATTTGATTCAACAGAGTTTGATAATGCGCGGTTGACTTCAATTCACTCTGACTGAGTTTGGCAAGCATACGATCTTTATCAGTGAGTTCAAATCGATTTTTAGAATCTGTGACATTGTATGGTCCGTTGTCTGCCAGATCTCGACGCCAGGCGCTTGAATATTCTTTACAACAATAGGAGCAAGTCAAATTGCAATTGCTACCCACTGTGAGATCGATAATTTCAGGTTGCGTGACTGTTTCAAAATGTGTTTTTTCTATTCCGCCTTGGTACATTCGAGGGCTTACTGCACCAGCATCCTCAGCAGTCCAGCAATTTTGTTCACAACTGCTATTACGCTGATTGGTCAGCATCATGTTTCTTTCTGCGACACTAGTCGGTGTATTAAACAATTGTCCTGGATTATCCGACAACCATTTGAAATTTACATCATGTGGCTGGGCCGCATGGCAGTTATAGGTGGTTTTTGATTCAAGGTCAATCTTTAGATATCGAAATTTCATCGAACAATAATAATTTCGTTCGTTACTGTCGACGGTCATTAATTTTCCCAGTCGTTATCTTCTTCTTCCTCTTCATACTCATCTTCATCGTCTTCTGCCGCATAGTCCTTGTCGTTGTCAAGATATGCAGTTAACGCACGTTTAATGTCAGAGTCGCCTTTGAAAGCGTCACGGATGTCTTCCACGTCTGAATCATTGTCCATCAGGATCTGTATCACAGTTTCTGCGGCTTCAGCACGGTCCACTGTGTTTACAAAACGCTTGAGTTCACCCCAAATTTCACTGGCTATTGCTTCACTCATCAGTTGTTTCCTCCGGAGTACTTACCTCGGCTTTCTGATTTCCAAAGTCTGCCATGACCTTGTCCAAGCATGAATCATCGTTCTTTTCCCATGCCTTACGGAACTTCTTGATAACTTCGCCTTCGCTAGTGGTAAACACTAAACTGTTGCCTTCACGCTTGAGCATTTCTTTTTTCTCAACCAAGTCCACTAGTCCTGAGTAAGGGCTCATACCTGTTGTGTACGGGATCTTGACCTGCACACCTTCAAAGGGTTTGGCATAGCGTGTTTTCATAACTTTACAACCAGCACGGATACCGTTTACATCCGACACTTTGTTGCCATCTTCGTCTTCTTTGAGTTTCATCTTTTTCATGGCAACCACAATTGAACTGGCGTAGATGAAGCCTTGACCACCGGAAATCTTGTCATCTGGGTCAAACATATCCTGGCTAGCGTATGTGTGGTTTGTACAAACCAAACCCACATTGTAATTACCAAACATGTTCACACAGTTACGCACCAACGCAGTAAGTGCTTTGGGTTTACGACCCAAGTCACCTTTCATTTCACCTGCATCAAACTGGTTGACGTCTGTGGGTGTTAACAACATACCCAATGAGTCAATCACAAACATAACCTTGGGACGCTCGCCTTCGGCAAGTGCTTTGTAGTCACTCATGAATGTACTAATTGTTTTGGCCACATCATCGATCATACTCATACTCAATTTGAGTAGTTTGCTTTCACTAGTGTCTACTCCAAGTGCTTTGAGCCAGTCTTCATCAAGAGCGTTTTCACTATCAATCAACACCACAAAGATGCCTTGGTCTTGTGCATTTTTTACAATGTTACCTGAACAGATATAACTTTTACCTGCGCCCGAATCGCCGGCAAATACAGTGACCTTGCCCAGTGGAATACCACGATTAAAGTCTCCTGAGATCAAATAATTCAAGGCAAAGTTGCCTGTGCTGATCCAATCAGTTGGATCGTTAAATCCGATTGACAAGCCGTCAATGCTCTTGGTGATTTCCTTGCGGAATTTACTTACGTCAAATGGTTTTCCCATGTTTAACCTCTTTATAAAATAATTCTTGCTCGATTATTATCTCGAGAGTTTCTGTATAATACTTTTCTGTATTCAAACAGGTTGTTTTCTAAGTCAACAATGTTTGCAATTGGTATCTGCTCGGCTACTAATTTGATATTTTGACTGTTTGCCCACTGAATAGATTCTTTACTAAACGGTATGGTTTCGGGCATTGATAAATTTATTTGGAATGCAAACTCTAAGGTTTCATAATTATAGTGGTCAGGACATTCTAAATTAGTATCGAAAAATTTAAATTTATTATAGTATTGTCTGCCCACATAGGTATAATTAAATGAAAAATTTACTATGTCGTTGTTTGTTACCAACGTGTCAAGTAATGGATTATCGATTACGTCCCACTTGTTATCCGCCTTGAATTCTAATTTAGAAAAATTGTGTTCCAACCGATGAACTCCCATGTTGATTTCTCGATATGGATAAATGTATCCTACTTTTTCTAGCACAGGTGCGAGATAAGGGAATCGAATATCATCGGAGTACATATCGTGTAATTGATTGCCAATTCTTGCTTGATCCAAGTTAGAACTAAATCTTAATTTATCAATATCAACACTATGCTGATGACTAAACACCCAATCAGAGTGTAGTATATTAAGAAATTTTTGATCTAAATAATTTATTAGATCAGTGTGTTGCTTAAAAGATTTTCCAACTAAGTCATATAAAACTTCGTTGGTTTTTGATATTGCCCAATGCAAATGTGTTATCTTCTTGTCAAGACTCTTGTAAAGTTCTTGATCATCAGAAAACAAATTTTGATTATTTTTATTTGTTTGTTCAACAAAAAATTCAAATAATTTATGATTATACTTTACCTCAAAAGGCAAGGTATCTCCAGAGTTATCAAATACCAACAAAAATTTCATATGTTACATAGTTTAGTCCAGATGTTTCCACCTGAACTAATTTGATTATTTTTGTTGTTGTCTTGCGCGAATCATGGCCAAAATATCTTCAGCCTTTTGTCCGCTGCCGGCAGGTTTTGCCACTGGAGCAGTTGCCACAGGAGCATCGTCTTCATCAAAGTCGCTTGCTGGTGCAGTTACTCTAAGTACTGGTTTTGCTGGCGCTTCGTGAACATCACCGTGACCGTCTACTGCCACTGCTGGAGCGGAAGATCCAGCAGGTGCTTGAACACCAGCAGGACGGAAGTACTGACCCCAACGCTCGGTGTCGTATGGTTGTCCATCAACACTTGCTTCAAACATCTCTTTGATAACTTTCAACTCAACGTCTGTGGGCTTCTTGGGCAAGAACGTGCTCAAGTCAAACAGGCCGTGTGCATCTACTGCGGCTTGTTCTGCTTCGGTCAATGCTGACTCTTTGCGAGCCCACTTTGAACCATTGTAGTCAGCAAAGCCGCCTTTGGCACCTTTACTAATACGGAAGTCCAGGCCACGCAGGTAGTCTGTTGGCAATTCTTCCAACTCAGGATCCATCAAGGCGCCTTTGATAGTTGTAAAAATTTGTGGACCAATGATGAATCTACGAATTGGATTCTCTGGTGACTTGTCTTCGCTCAAAGGATTCTCACGAACGAAACCTTGGAAAATGTACGAACGCTTTTTCCAATACTTACGACCCATGTCTTCAAGGCTCTTGTCCTTGAACCAGGTGCGTACTTCTGCTAGAATAGGACATGCCTCGCCCCACATTTCCACGCAAGGTACTTGTACCATAACTTGTTTGGATTCCATCTCTCCTTTGATACCGTTGAAAGGTAAACGAATCATTGCTCGTTCTTGCCAAAAGAAAGTGTTTTTAGAGTTACCATCAGGTAGGAAGCGTAGTGTAGCCGATTGGCCTTCTTCCATGTTCCAGTGCGGGTAAATTGAATTATCACCGCGTTCGGTGGATTGCCCACCTTTGTTTTCTGCTGCCTGTAGTCTTGCTCTGATTTCTGATAATGATGCCATAGTTTTTCTCCTTGTTAAGTTGCCTATGTATGTTGCCTATCTAATTACTTAGATCAATTGTTGCCTGTGCCACAAAAGAAAAAGCGCAAACACAGTAGTAGTATATGCGCTTTTGTCTGCTGTGTCAATATTATTTATGATCAACTTGTTCTATCTAGTAATTTTGAGAAGATTATTCCATATTGTGTCGGGCACCGTGACATCTTGTTTGTTCCACCAATCTCTAGAGTACTCAGTCCTAGAACCAAAGTCAGTGATACAAAAATTGTATTTTTGAGATGTTGCGGGCGTGCCAGGCGGTGCCGTGGGATAGTACACCAATGGTACATTCTCTTTTAGTAAATTGATTTGAAAATTAGCAATCAGTTCCCATTCAGACACTGAATAGCGATCGTAATCTTCTTTACAGCCAACTCGATATATCCCACCTGATCGATGCATACCTTCAAGAGTGTTGTTATGTAAGTTTTCTACATGGATGCGAAGTTGCTGTAGTGTTTTGGCCGTCATGGTTCTAAATGGCGGATTACTCACACAAACTTGATAGTAACTCGTTCCTGAAACCCAATTCATGTCTGGATGATCGGTTTTAATTCCAACTTTGGATATACCTAACAACTTTGATACATAGTTGTTTTGTAAAATTTGTGTGTGGCCGCCGCGTGTGATTGCATAGGGAATTGCGTTTGTGGGTGCAGGAAAACAGTATTCTATGTCGCCGTCAGTGAAAAACCATGTGTCATATGGTAATACCTGATCTAGATATAATTTTGCAATTTGTTGGCGTGTCCATCCATCTCTAAACGATTTAGTGGGTAGTATCGCCGACATTGGTATTATCGGGTGTTTGTAAAAATCTTCACAGTCTTTGATGTAACTTGGCCAACAATCGTCACTCAAGTCATCTGCTATTATGGTAACAGGCACTGTTTCATGGTGCCTGAAATAGGATTGCATAGTCAACGCTGTGTGTAAAAAATGACCTGGGTAAGTCATTACCACCAGCGGTTGATGTTGCATGTTCTTTTACTTGAGCAAAGCCAAGGATTTTATTCTTGCCAAAGTAGCATCGCCTTC